CACCCATCGTTACCGTTACGATGTCGTAGTTCGGATTGCTGGTGTCTACCTTCGTCGAAGCAACGGCCTTCTTGCCATGTCCGATGATGTCGCCAGATGCGATACCGCTTCCTTTTTCGATTTGAATGGTGGTGTCGCTACCGCAGACAGCTTTCGTCAGACGGTATGCCTTAATAGGCTTGCCACTTGCGTCGAGAGCTGTTCCCGGCATGATGTCATGGGCCGGATTAGGAATGACACCTCCGGCCGGCTTTTCTGCGAACACCTGCTCGAAAACTACGGGCATGGGTTTCGCCGGAGCTGTGTAATGGAATTTCCTTTCCATGTTTCTTACTGATTGGTTGGCAGCCCTGCGATGGCCGGGGCTGCGGTTTCGGCCTTACGTTCGCTGATTCGCTCCTGAAGCGCGGGGTCGAGAGTTTTGTTTCCTTCACTCGAACCACCTTTCGGCTTGGGGGAGTTTTTCAGCCCTTCGTTGGAGTTCTCTTGCACATAGGAATCGACATCGGCTGTAATTTCAGTCAGATATTCAGCGAAGTCATCGTCGCTCTCGAAGGTCATACGGCCGAAGTTTTTGAGGAGCGTTTTTTCGTATGACCCGCCAGCCTTTTTCGCGATTTCTTTAACCTGCGAAAGCCGCGTGTCTGCGATTTTGCTACCTTCAATAGCTTCCAACCGTTTGGCGATAGGGGAAAGGGTTTCGCTCACGATACCGCCGAGGAGCTTCTTGAGGTCATCCATGTTTTTGAGATTGATTGCACCCGTCGATTCATCTTTCTCGTTGGCCTGCTCGCCTTCCTTGTCGGACGGCTTTTCAGTCTTTTTCGACTCGCCGGTTGCGGTATTGGATTTGTTGCCATCCCCGTCCTTCGACTTGTTGATGATTCGACTGGCCGAGGTCTGGGCTAATTCGAGATAGGGCATCACCGCGTCGATTTCAGCGTCAATGTCCTCTTCTGTGGCATCATCACCGAGGTTGTTTGCAATCCGGGATGCAACACCCTCGATTTCCATTCGGTTGAACCCCAACGACGCCACTTTGGGTTTCAACTTTACGATTACTTGTGCGACCTTACTCATCGTATTGGTAATTAGTTAAATAAAAGTCTGCTGACACGTATGCCAGCAGACTCCCCACGTTACTAAAAACCAAGAGCAAGTGTGTTGTTTCGTGCAGTAATCCGTGGCGTACATCGTCATACGCTTGATGCAAATATATACAAAAATAGGGATATTATCCCTACTTTTGAAGAAAAAAAATACACTTTTCTAAAACCAGCTACACAATCGCTTGAATAATAGCTACTTATTAAAATCTCAATAAATGCCATTCTCTCGTTGGAATGTGATATGTTCTTCTATGCTCAACGGCTTGTAAACTGCCTTCGCGTTCGGGTTAGGTCGGTATATCTCAACCTCGTGCTCCGTTGTCCTGAAATAACCGTCCACCACGCTACCGTTGCTTAACAACTTTATCGGGGTGCATCCGGCAGGTACATCTTCAAGTTTCCAAAAACCTTTGGTCTCACGGAAATTGTGCGACATCGAATATTCCCTGTATCCCGGCCTCTCTTGCATCAGAGTGTAGGATATTCCGAGGGTCTTGCAGAATCGGTCGAGTTGCTCCATCGTCCAGAAGGATGCAATATTTCCGAACCCTCCAAGTTCCTTCACCGAAATCGGATATTGCCTTTCATTAGGTTCGTCTATCACACCTACATAGGTTTTAGACCTCCATTCATAGGGAATCCTCCACCTCCGTACAGGTGCAATGAAATTAACTGCTCCATCCTTGCAGGCTCCGCAATTCCCCCAGTCGCAAAACATCGCCTCGTCATTCTCTTCGACCAGAACAAGTTCTTCTGCCTTGTGGTTGCCGAACGGCCCGCCGCTGACACTCATTCCGATGAATCCATCTTTTTTGAGCCAGATGAAAGGAATATACGGTTGATAGCATATACTTAAACTCCCGTCTTCGTGTATCTTTTCGATAATACCGTTTGAGTAGGGAAATTTTCCATCGTAGTATGCACCTTCGACAACATCTCCTGCTTGGGGCGTTTTACATCTTTCGTGATTGTGTTCGATGGCAGCAATGTAATTCTCTGCCATTTCAAAATCGGTCTCTTTGAGTACATGCGAAGACAAGAACCGACCGTTGATGCTAATAAATCGTTCTCTTTCCATTTTGCTCTTTATTTATTGGTTTTCAGAATATCAACTTTGTAGCACTTCATCATTTTATCAGTCTCTATACCCATATTCCACCACTTACCAATGTAGTAATCACGGGCGTCTTTTTCCGAAAGGTTTATCGGAGTAATGAAGCTATCGAGGTCTCCGTCTTTGCCTCTCAAATAAACTTTGACTATCGTGCGAGCCATGACTACTTTCTTTGGGATAACCATAAATCACGTTTGGCCCGACAGCTATCAAGCGAAGCTCCAACACAGGAGAAGAGTTCTCCATCCTCGGTGCGGTAATCATATTGCCACCGTGTCACCTCCTTGCGACCGATTCGTGTCCTGTAAGAGGTGTAGTTTTCTTGTCCGGGCCGGCAGGCAGAGCACCCGTTTACGTTGATTGAGTTTTCCATATTGCTTTTAATTATAGCGTAGAACAAGCCACGCGAGTTATACATATTTATCCAACTCTTTTTCAAGTTCCACTCGGTCTATTTCCGGAAATAATTCCAAAACAAGCCCTAAAGCTCGGCAATAATCACAACCGAATTCCTCTGTATCCATAAGGCGTAGCACCATAGTACATGGGATGCTCTTCATAAATCCACCAGAAATTATTTTGAAACGCAGTAAGTCACGTTCGTTGAGTAGTATTGAATGCTCGTTCATATTGTCATTATTTTTGTGTTTAGATTTCATCTGCCTCTGATTCTTGAAAGTCTGAATCAATTTCGTATTCAGGATTTCCCATTTCCTTAACTGCAAATCCTGTAAAATCCACATACAGGCAAAAATCATCGACTTCTACGATATTCCAGCCGTCGTTATAGCGGACATACCCATCTTGTGCTATCGTGGCTATGAGTGTGCGGCCATCCTCCATTACCGAACTTGCAAGGTCGTTGGGATTAGATATTGTTCCGTTGTCGAAACCTTGCAGGTTTGACATTGCCTTCAGAGCCATATTTGCTTTTTGTCGATTAGTCTTTCCTTCGGTGTATTTGTGGGTTGCTTTCATAACTTGTTGATTATCTTTTATTTGTATTGTAAAACTACAAAGTTTATGACTTTTTACCAAACGTATAACCTATTATTTTTCAGTGAGTTGCAATTATTTTTTTTCGCGCACGGACTTATAAAAAAGTGCTGGGAAATACCCAGCACTTTACACAAGACGAAGACCGTTCTCAAGACGCCCTTTTTTGAAGTTATCGCGTACCCAATAGGGAACGGAAGAGGATTCCTTTGCCCGTGTCATATTATCGGAGCACCACTTTTTGAAGCCGGGCGGAACGTCTTTAACCTCATTGACGCTCGTTTTTGATTCGGCCCAGAACTCCGAGTCTTTCATCAAAATCGGAATGACGTAACACCGACAGTTTGGATGCCAACTCGTAAACTTGAACCATTTTGGATACTTACCTGCAAAGGCTTCGCATACCGAACATGAGTATTTGCGGCCAGACCGTTTGACCTCAAAGCCTACCACAAAATCGAGCTGCTGCCAACGCTCATAGTCTGCCGTTTTATAAGCCATGTTTATCTCGGTTCGGGCCAGACGTAGCGCGTTCTTATAGCTACTACGATATTGCCCAGAACCGGGCGTATATGATTTAGCCGCTTTCGACAGGACGAGACTTCCGTATTGATTTCTGACACGGCGGAACAATCTTTGCGGCTCATTTAGATATTCGCGAATATCTCGGCTCAACTCTGCCGCACTTCTGCCTTCCGATAAACCAACAGACAATGCAAGTTCAAGGTTTGACCGATATTCTTTTGTCATATTCCAAATACGGGCAGATAGATTCATGCCGCTATCTTTCCGTTCTATAAAGGCTTTGAGCGCACCATCGTTACCTTGAAAATACTTTTGATATTCTTTGCCGGCAATTTGTCGGTCTGAAAGTTTCTTGCCGAGAATACTTTTCGTCAAATTGTCATTCTTAACATTGCTTTCGTCCCATTCTGCCGTTACTCCGTTGATAATGACCGTCTGAATATCCGACGCCATCGTGTCCATCAATTCATCAAAACGTGTTTTCAGCTTGGGATAATTACTGAATGCGAACAGTTTGGAACCATCATATTTGACGGACTTTGCAAGTTTGACCGAATCCTTGTTTACCTGCTCGAATATGGCATCTATCAATGCGATATACCGCTCAATACGGGTGTAGTGAGCGGTATATTCTTCCCGTTGATTTATGCGTTTTGTCGGCATAGCTATCGAGCACCCTCAAATACGTCTACAACACGCGAGGACTCTGTTTCGGCCCGCTGTTCCTCTTTGAGTCGTTTCATTTCTGCGTCTACGTCTTTGACCTCTCCGAGACGTTCTACCGCAGTCTGTTGAGACATAACCGGCTTTCCCCCGGTTGCTTCTGTCAGTTCGGAAATTCTCGCGGCCCGGTCGTTCTGAACGAACGGGGTGATGTGGTGTGATACTTTGAGTCGTTTAATGCCGTCTCGCCATTCATTCTTGGCTTCGGCGAGGAAGGCTTTGATGATGTTGCACTCTCTGTCGAACGCCCAAATGATGTCGTCTTTCTCTTCGCCAACTTTCATGTGGGCATCGGCAAGAAGGGTCTTTCTGGCATCTGCACCAATATTGCCGAGGCTCTTCACATTCGTCATGGACAAATTCGGCATCTGGGTATCTTCTTCGATGTTCTCTTTGAGTTGGCTGATGTAGTATTGGATTGCATCGTGCGATACGGCAGGCGACACCAATCCGACGTCTCCACCCTGTTTGAGTTTATAAACCTCGCGGGCTTCTCCGCCGTCCGGCTTATCTCCGATGAGGTCGCCGACGACCTTGACAATCGGAGCGGAGTTTTTGCGTATTACGTCGCTGGTTCGTGAAAGCGTAAGTTCAATGTCGCTACGGTTGTTCGCAATACCGTCGTAAATAGGAGCCGGACGCCACAGGTACACCGCCGGAATTTTACCGATGGGGATAGGTCTGGTTTCGATTTCTGCATCCGTATAAAGGCCGTTTTTGCTGGAATAGCTCTTGAACGTGTCCTTCGTATAGCAGTCGAAATAATACGTTGTCTGTTTCTTTTTTGTGATGGTGTACTCGATGCACATTGCCACCATATCATCATACTCGTCGAAAACCGGCCACAATTTCGCTTCGCTGATTTTCGACATTTTGGTCGGCATGGGAGAATAGCTCCGGCATTTGAACTTATACTTGCACTTGAAACCATAGTCTTCGTTCTCCTCTTCAACTGCATACCATACAGTACATACCTCGCAGGCCCCGAAATATGCACGCATCCGGTTTTTGTTCACGCCGTTGATTCTGACCTTCTCGTAGATAGCTTCGATGGCATTGGCGATTTCCTTCAAAGTCTCATCGTCCTCCGTTTCATACTTGCGTTCGACCGGAATGGTGAAACACATCTGGTTCATCCGACGAGTAACTATTTTCTCGGCAGGGTATAAAATGCGGGCGGCACGGTCTATCTGGCCGTTCTTTTTCCGTTTATCTCTTGGCCGGAGGGCAGGATTGGTAATGATTTCGTGCTTTTTAGGGTCGTAATATTCCTCCAACTCCTCCCACAAAGGTACAGGGGTGGTTTTGTCTTTCAGGTCTGCGATGATTTGAGCAATAGGCCGGTCTTCGCTAATAATCTCGTTGATGTCCATTTCGTTCCGTATGTGTGCCGTGCGCCTTTACACGGCGAATTGTCTAAAATCTTTTTATCGGTACATGACAGAAGATAACTTCCGAACATTCACCGTTCAAATAATCTGCGGCAAGAGCGGCAATAGCCCTTGCTCTGGTCGTTGAGAGTTTTTCGATGCCTGCATAGTCTTTCTGCCGGCGCCGGAGCATTTCGACCGCCATCGTGTAACCTTCTTTGACTGACCGATTGGCGGCCCTATTCATAACCTTTTCAGCCAAACGAGCCTCTATCTTGGTGATTACGACCTCGATTTGGTCTTCATTCGGAACCTCCGTTGATAGGTTGAGATTCTTGGCTGTTTTGAAATAATCTTTGCTGTCCATATCCAAATGTCGGGCTAAATATACAACAAAATAGGGATATTATACCTACTTTGCTATGAAAAATCATCTTCAATATCCGCATCGGACACACTTTCGATAGCGTTGCTCGGATAGAATGTATTGGCAAGAGCATCGAAATCGTCAGGAGACCGGCCGATACGCTTCTTGATGTCGTCTTTGGGTTCGATGATGATTTTGCCATCACTTACGAACTTCCAATGAATTTCGGTTGCCTCTTCTGCAAACTTGTCATTGGGAGGGAGTGCCGGGTTCATCTTGTTCTTGGGGTTGAGCCAGTCCCGCACGCACCAGAATAGGAAGGCTCTCATGTTGGCAAATTCGTGCTGGCCGGTAATGTCGTGCAGGTCGCGTGCCCCTTCAGAGTATTTGCACGAAACAGCGTTTTTGTACCCAAGCTCGCAAAGGCGGGAGAATACACCAGCACCCTCTCCGATGGTGTCAATGTATGCCTCTGCATTGTCATCTTGGAGGATTCTGGCTACCATGCCTGCGACGTGCATGTGGTCTGCTTTTCCTGCGGACTGATGCCGCTCGAATTGGGGAACGTAGCTCCCGTATCGTTTGCATACGACACTTTCGTCGCGTCCCATACCGGCAACATCGACTCCGGCACGGCAGGAGCCGATTGGTTCAAATCCTTCTTCTTGCAGTTTACACCAACGCTGGTTGGCGAGTTCAATCCATTCGTAGGGGATAAGGATGTCTTCTGCAACCTTCGGGAACATTCCAAGCACCTTAATTCGGAAAAGGTCGTTTGGACGATACAATCCTCCCTCGAATTTGAAATCACCCTCTCCTTCATTGAAATCCTGCTCACTTACGGGAGATGCCCAACTTTTCACTTTGTCTTTCACCCATTCGTAGTCCACTTGGCCGGGTATGATGACTTGTTTTTTCACTACATTCTCGGCGTTCAGTGAATTAAGACGGAATTTGGCGAATCGTTCTGACTTCATGGCGCGGGCCGCATATCCGGTGGTAACATTCGGGTTGAAGACTATCAAGAGCCGCGAATTACCCTGCAAGTTACCTTCGATGGCCGCAAAGGTCGCTTCGGAGATACCTGAAGCCTCGGTTACGACAAACATGGTATTGACCGCATGGAAACCAGACCAAGCCTCGGTCGCATCGTCTCCAGCTTTGAATCCGGTAAGAAACCATTCCTCGTAATCGGTACGAATGTCGAATGCGACAAGTCGGCCCGGAAGGAATTGCGCGGCCTTGAATAAACGTCGAACCTCTGGCGACATGATATTACCGACCTGCCGTGCAGTAGGAGCCGTCATTGCAACCTTCGTATTACCAACGAGTCTGCCGCGTTCGTCAAATGCCGGAGTCAAATACATGAAGCATAGAGAGCCACAGGCGGCCACAAAGTCTTTGCCGCGAGCTGTCCCACTCGCAACTGCTGTCATCGGATTCGTCTGGATGGACGTAATGATAGCTTGCTGTTCACGGTCAAGTCTGGCGTGCAAAACGTCGCGGACGAACTTATTCCAGTCCATCCGCCACGAATTGAAGAGGTCGATATGTTTCTGCTCTATCTGCATTACATTGAAATCTGCACGTCAAGAGCATCGGCTATTTTCAGAAATGTAGACAATTGCATATCTGTACGACCGTGCTCTATTAAGCTGATATACTCCCGCTTCAGACCAGTAATTTCGGATAGCTGACGTTGTGTGAGGTTTTTCTCCTTCCTCAATTCTCGAACACGCCGTCCGTAGTCCATTGAGAGTTGTTTGGCATTTATCTCTCTCATTACGCCGGCGTCCCTATTTCATAAAGAAATTCAGGGGCAAAATCCGCTCCATTGGCCCATTCCAAAGTAACGGGAGTAAGACCGAATTGCGTAAACTTATTCTTATCAAGCAATTCCCCGAACACTTCTCCTTTCAGATGCGGTTTGAGGTCTACAATCCGCTTTTCGTGGTTGTTGAAAGTCAGCGCAAGGCTATAATCTTTCAGATAATCTACATCGGTTACTCGTAACATAATTGCTCTTATTTTAAGGGTTCTACCTTTCCAATCGGTTCTCCTCTCTGGGCTTTTTCCCAAAGGGCGAGCACTTCGCCTTCGTGGAGGTCAAGCCACTTGTTCACCATTGCAACCACCTTCGCAGGAGCTTGTCCGTCCACAATACGGTCGATGACGCTGATGTTACAAGCGTAGCCACCATACGAAAAGTGGATGTGAGGCGGGTTGTGGTCTTTCCAATACAAGTAGAGGATAATACCGAAAAATCTACTAATCTCTGGCATAGTTTTGTTCTTTTATGACGGTATAAAGGTAATGAATATATTACATTTTACCAAGCATAAGAGCAAAAATCGTTCCGGTTAATTCTATTGATAGCTGTGCCTTTCGCTCCGCAAAGCGGTTATTGCCACGTCCATTGCTTTGCCGATAACGAACGGATGAGGTTGTTTGCACTTCGCGCCTCGTCTCCACTTCTGGTAATGGTGCAGGATGCGTTCTGCATGGTATCTCGTCATTCGGTAGAATCCGAACTCGCATTTGTCTCGACAACTACGCTCGTTGTCGGAGATTTCGCAATAGCCGAAGCCACAACTATCTTCGGCTTTGAGGAAAGAACATTCCCCACAATAACATGGTGTCGGTTTCATCTTATGGATTCAGTTGTAAACATTTCTTCTGCAATACGGTCTGCGTCTTTGGCAAGGCCGGCTATGCAAACTCGCTCTCTTGCTGTGTTGGCGGACTTTGCCAACATAGAGATTACATGAGGTTCGGGCAAACTTTTGTCTGCCCATACTTGCTGGGCGAGGCTTACGCCATCGACATCCTTTCCAAGTTTGTGGGCGGTGAGAATAATTACCGCATTGCACAAATAGCTGGGTGCTTCAGTCATTATCTTACTTTTCTAAAAATTACATCTATACCGTCAGACCGCTCTTCTCCGAGACATGGGCCAAAGTATTTGATAAGCGTGTTATATCGCTCTTCCTTACACGGTGTCGCGTGGCACATTGAACATCTGTTTGCCACTTTGGTAGTTCTGACTTGATAGGTCGAACCTTTGTACTTAAAAACCGAGTATAACAATCGTCCTTCCATAGTTCTATTTGTTTTCGTGAATCGGACGCCAGCCGATGATTTCGCAGTCAGCGGCGCACCAACCTCCACCGGGAGCCTTTTGCCACCACCCATGCAGGTCATGCCGCATGACGTCGTAGGTGTTGAATTGTCGATGAACCATTACCAGCACCTCTTCGTCTGTGTACGGAGTAATTATCTTTGGATTATGCCATTTGGTCAGTTCTTCGCGCTCTGACTTGGCGCCGGAGCTAAATGAGATAAACCTTGTCAACGAAGAGCAGTTATCTGTATCGCAATTCAACTCTGTGCCGTATTTACAAAACTCTGTTCCTGCATATTTGCATCCAGCATATTCTTCCGCTCTTTCTTTAATCGTCTTCATATTCAATTCATCCGTATTACGATGTTCCCCAAATTTTCCAGCCTACTGACGACACGTTCCATTTCGCCTCTGCTTTCAAAGTTTGCATACGTCAACCAAATGCCCATAAAAGTTCGTTTTTGGATTGTGTACCACTCGTCGCCGAGTATATTTTCCATTCGTCCGCATCGGTAAGTTTTCATAATTATTTCGAGATTTTGCGATAATCACGCTATTTTTTCAGAACGGAGGGTCGCAGTCTTTGCAAACCCCTCGGAATCTAAAGAACTCGTAATAACGCCCCAATATGCACACGGACAAATATCTTCGATACATATTGCGTCCGCAGTTATTACATCCGCATCCCTGTATGCGTACTTTCAAGATTTTCATTGTAGCGCAGTTTTCAAGGTTTCGTAAAGAGTGTTTATCATTGCCTCTGCCGCTTCCATATCGCTTACAATGTCCTTGATATGATACGGAGCACCGTTCTTGCCGTGGCCGTCCGTGCCTATCCACAGATAGGCTTCATAGTCGGGGTCATAACACTCGTAATATTGTTCGATTTCTTTCAAGAGGGTGTCGGGGTCGTTATCTTTCATTTCTGCACAGAAATCCAAGTCATGTCCTTCCGGCGTATATTGGGAAAACTCGAACTCAACAACGTTCGGAACGGA